TTGCGTCGTTTTTTCAACAACTCTACGATGGAGTAATTATAAATGAGTAATCAAAATAAGCAATTTTTTGTTTATACCCACGCAAGACCAAACACAAACGATGTGCATGGGATTTTTTATGTCGGAAAGGGTTTGTTAGTTCGCACAAAAAGAATTACGCGAGAACATAACAATCACCACACAAATATCGTCAAAAAATACGGCAAAGAAAACATCATTGTTCGTAAATTAGCCTGTAAATCGGAGCAGTATGCGCTTGATTTAGAAGTTAAAATTATTGCTAAATTGCGTGAAATAGGTGTGAAGTTAGTTAATTTTACCGATGGGGGAGAAGGAACGAGCGGATGTATTCCAACACAGGAAATGAGGTTGGCACACTCAATAAGAATGACTGGAAGAAAACAGTCATTAGAAACGATAGAAAAAAGACGTGCATCATTTACAGGACACATAAAAAACAAGGAATGGCGCGAAAACTTATCAAAAGCCCACATCGGTAAAGTTTTCTCTACCGAAACCAGAGAAAAAATAGCAGAAAGCAACAGAAATCGCTCGCCAGAAGTTAGGGCTAGAATGTCAGAAGCTCAAAGAAACAGACCGCCTGCATCGGAAGAAACACGAAAAAAACTATCTGAAAAAGCTAAAGCTATGTGGGTAATTAAATCAGCAAGTGAAGACCTAAAAAACTCAATGCTTGCTGGCACAAGAAGCAAAGAAGCGAGAGAAAAACAAGCGGAATCAATGCGGATTAGTTGGGCTAAACGCAAAGCAGTTAAGGAGGCTTTGTGTTAAGACCTTATCAGCTAAATTCAATAAGTGGTGTTATTTCGGCTATTTTGCGTGGTAATAAGCGTGTGCTTGTTCAGGCGGCTACTGGTGCTGGAAAAACTGTCATTGCATCAGAGATAATCAATAGAGCCGTTAAAAAAGGGAAAAGGGTAATTTTTATTGCTCACAGGAAAGAAATTATCCACCAGACTTCCAAAAAACTGACTTCAATGGGTGTCAAACACGGTGTCATCATGGCGGGACATAAACCGTCTGATGCGCCCGTTCAAGTGGCAAGCGTTCAAACCTTAGCCCAGCGCGAAAAACCAGCCGCTGACATTATATTTTTCGATGAAGCACATTTAAGCGTATCAAAATCGTTTCTGGATTTAGTTGAGCATTACGACAATAAAGTTTTTATTGGTTTAACTGCAACACCGATTCGATTAGACGGTCGCGGCTTAGGCGAAATTTATCATGAAATGGTGCAAGTCGTTCCTATGCGTGACTTGATTGCCCAGGGGTTTTTAGTTAAGCCTCGCGTTTTCGCGCCTTTTACTCCTGATATGTCGAGCGTCAAAACATCCAAGGGTGATTTTGACGCAACACAAACCGCTGATTTAATGGATAAGTCATCCATTACAGGTGACATTATCAAACATTGGCAACAACACGCGGCAGGTCGTAAAACAATCTGCTTTGCATCGTCAGTTGAACATTCAAAACATATCACCGACCAATTCAATGCGTGTGGTATTTCAGCGCGTCATTTAGACGGCACAACACCTGCGGGTTTGCGTGATTCAACATTGCAAGCGTGGCGCGATGGCGAATTTGATGTGCTTTCAAATATGGGATTGTTTATTGAAGGCTTAGATGTACCAGCCGCGTCATGTTGCATTCTTGCACGCCCTACGCAATCTCTAACGATTTATATGCAATCTGTCGGGCGGGTTATGCGTCCCGCTGATGGTAAATCGGATTGCATTATTCTTGACCATTCGGGCTTGACGTATGAACACGGCACAGTCGATATGGAGCGTTCATGGACGCTCGACGCAAAGAAGAAAAAGAAAAAAGGTGTTTCTGCTCCCAGCGTTCGCGTTTGCACAGAATGTTTTTGTGCGTACCCCAGCGCAACCAAAGAATGCCCCGAATGCGGCAATGTCCCAGAAGATAAAAAAGACGTTACGCAAATGACAAGCGGCGATGGTTTCTTAGTTGAATTGGAAGATTCACATATTCAATTTTTAGAAGAACAACGCATTAAAGAGCAAAAGAAAATTGAGTTACGCAATGCTAAAACAACAGAGCAGTTAATTGAGCTAGGTCGTTCACGTTCGTATAAAAATCCGCATGGTTGGGCAATGAAAATCCAAGAACAACGTCATCAATGGAGTGCGGCTCGTGGCTAACAACGAAACCTATATCCAACAAACGATGCTACCCGCCATTTCACGCGGCAATGTTCGGGTTTTTCGTAATAACGTCGGAATGCAAAACGGCGTGCGTTACGGATTATGCAATGGTTCATCGGATTTAATCGGATTTACAACACAAACAATCACGCCTGACATGGTTGGCAAGCGTATCGCTGTTTTTACCGCCATTGAAGTCAAAACCGACAAAGGTCGTGTGTCAGTTCCACAACAAAAATTTATTGATTTGGTTAAAAACGCGGGCGGTATCGCTGGCGTTTGTCGAAGCATTGATGATGCTAGGGCTTTATTAGGAGTAGTGTTATGAGTTATAATTACCGCGTGGCTAGAGAATGCAACTCGAATCCCGCCTTCAGTAAGCGGTTGCCACATTTCTCAAATACTGACGAACTTAACTGGAGTTCACAAAAATGCTAAGCATCCTCTCAAATAATTACAACGAAATCGCTTTTTTAGCTGAAGAATCAAACATCAACTGGGAACGCGCTTCACAATTAGTTGATTTCAGCGGTCGCAGAATCACACGCGGCATTGAACTCAATAAAAAATACCGCAACAAAGTCGCTATGTGGTGCAACACGAAAGTAGATAAAGCGGGACGTGAATTTCCGTTTATTACATTCCATTGCAAAGCACACGGCGGCATTACAACCGTGTTTAGCGGATATGAATCTGTTAAAGAAAACGCCGTTGAACGCAGTTTTACACCAATTTCACGAATCGTATCGACTCCAAAACCTGTTGAACACAAACCCGACGCGGATGAAATTAAAAAACAACGTTTTTTTGAAACTACATTAGCGCGTTATGAAAAATTACCCAAAGAAGATGGCACGTTTGGCTACTTAACACGCAAGTTTGGGCAACGTGACGCGGCATTCTATGACTTAGATTTGCGTCGTGATAGCGGTTGCATCATGTTTGGCATTCGCAACTGGAACGATGAAATCATCGGCTTTCAACAAATCTTTGATGGTGCGATGCACGGTACAGACCGCAACAAGAATTTCATCGGTAAAACTAGCGATGGATTTATTGTTATCGGCGATGCAGAACGTGTAAAAGATGGCGCGATATTCTGTGAAGGCTTGGCAACAGGTTTAGCCCTATACAATGCGCCCAAAAAACGCGGCTACTTTTCTAATCCTGACCGTTTACCTGTCGTGGTGTGCCTTGATGTTGGCAACATGGCGAAAGTCGTTAAAACAGCATCGTTACGCGGTTGTAAAAACATCACTATCGCCGCTGATAATGACATCAGCCCAAAAGGCAATGTTGGTGTTTATGTTGCGATGAAAATTGCGCGCGAAATTGGCGCGACGGTCATTGTTCCAAAAAACACAGACGGCACTAAGTGCGATTTTGCAGATACTTACAACCATTCGTCACACGATTACAGCAAAGGCAATGCGCTCGCGTTTTTGCTTGAATTGGTTAAATACGCGCCTAAGCAACATTTAAAAGATTTGTCGCGCAAACTCGCTCACGCAATCGCGCGTGAATGTCCTAAAAAATACAGCATTGATACTGCGGTTGCTAAAGTCAACGACGTATTAAAATCACGCGGTTTTGAAGCACCTTTGCAGATTCGCGCGATTATTCATCGTGAATACAATAAACGTCGTGAAATCGTCCGCAAAGCCAACAAATTATTTGATACGCAACTTGTAACGCATGACTTAAACGGCTTGGACAATGACCAAATCGCACAACATATTATGGAAAACGGTAGCGGTTTTTATTATGACGACCGTGGATTGGGAACTGGCAAAACAAATATGATGATTGCGCTTAACAAATTGTTGCCGCATGACAGTTGCGCTTACATCACACACAGAATTGCACTTGTGAAAGATGCCTGTTTCAGATTTGGCATTGATAACTATGAAGACGTTGACCCGCGCTTTCTGATTGAAAAATTAGGTTTGTGTGTCAATTCAGCACCTAAATTCAATGTTCACCAACGTTTTCGTGTGTTGTTTATCGATGAAGCACGTCAGGTTATCGAGCATATTTTAAGCGGCAGTGTTGAAAATCGTCAGTCCGTGTTTGATGAGTTTATTTTGGCGATTCAATCGGCTGACTTGGTTATCGTATCGGATGCGGATTTAAACGACGAAACAGTTAAATTTTTCAAAAAATACGGCGGCAACAAAACGCATAACTTAATCAAAGTCGATGCGGCTGTGAATGAAAAAACACTTCACATTGTTGCTGACCACAAAACCAACATGAACAACGTATTACGCGCGGTTGTTGATGGTCATAATTGTATCGTGGCATCAACGTCGATTAAGAAAACCGTCGAAATGGCGACGTATTTAATCGAGAATCAAGTCCCGGAAGAACAAATCTTAGTCATCAATTCCGAAAATAAAGGCGATGCGCGTCAGGCGGCATTCTTGTTAAATCCAAATGAAGAATGCGTGAAATACCGTTGCGTGATTCATTCACCGACAATCGGCTCTGGCGTTTCAATTACCACGCCACACTTTGCATTTAATTTCTTGTTTAATTGTGGCAATTTGCCCGCCAATGAAGCGTTACAAATGACGGCACGCAATCGGATGTCTAAAAACGTTTTTGTGTCATCTAGCGAAAATAAAGGCGATTCAAGAGTAACTGACATCGACTTGTTGATTGAAGGCGAAGGCTTAAAAACAGCGCGTTACATGACAATGAATTCAAACGGCACATTCTCACCAAGCGAGTTAGGACAGTTGCGAATTGATTTATATTCGCGTGTTAATACCGATTTAAACGATTTTGCCAACAACTTTGTATTCCTAGCCGAAATCAACGGCATGACAATCAACTACGGTCGCGCTGAAAACGAATTAGATTTTATTGAAGCCGAAAGATTGAAAGGTTTATCGTCGCGTGTGAAAGATAAAACCGTTGATGATATTTTTAACAGTGAAGTCATCAGCGAGTTAGACGCGGAACAATTATCAGAAAAACAAGCACTTACACAAGTTGAAACCGATAAATTAAAACGCCACTTTACAACAAAGATGGTTGGCTTAGAAACGATTGAACGCGACGACGTGAACAACTTTGTCGGTGGCATGATGAAAGTCGTCGGGTTATATGAAATTTGGCAAGCAGAACCAAGTCAGTTATTGACATGGGACAATGAGAACCATAAGACTAAAGACAAACGTTATTCAAAAACATCGTTAAATCGCTTGCTGGTGGCTCTTTTTGATGTTGCGGCTAGTGATGGGCTGACTGTAACCGAAAAGACGGCTACAAAGTTCTGTAACGCGCTTAAAAAGAATGCGGCAGAATTGGCGGCTAACGGTATGGGTAATTACAATAAAACGTTTAAAAGACCGATGATGACAATGTCGATTTTCTTGAAACGTTTTGGCTTGGAATTGGTCGAAGATAAACAGCTCGGCACAGGAAATAGAGAACGAGTTTATTTACTCAAAGAAAATAAGACGGTCGCTCGCTATGCCGCGAATCGTCTAGCATCTAACGCACACATTTAAAAATGCTTTTCTTAAAGAAAGAACTTTGAATGTGTGCGTAATTTAAACAGGAGATTTTAACCAATGAACGGTTTAATACCGAAAAATATGGGTGGCAGACCGAAAGGCGCACCCAACAAGGTAACCAAGGCACTTAAAGATATGATTCTAGGTGCTTTAGATGATGCTGGTGGTCAAGGTTATTTGCTCGAACAGGCTCGAACCAATCCAAAGGCGTTTTTATCGCTGATTGGTCGTGTGTTGCCTAGCGAAATTAAAACCACCGTTACAACTGTTGAAGCAATGACCGACGAAGAACTGGACGCGAGAATTGCGGCGTTGTCGAATAAATAAAAAACGGGGACATCATATCCTTTGTTGCTTTTTGGTATTATAAGCAAAAATTTTCACGTCGAGAGATGTCATGTTATGCCAGCAACAGATTCAACTATTAGCGCATTCGCGCAATTCGGATTAGCAGGGTTAGTTATCTTAGCCTTGTTTTATTTAGTCTTTACGTTCATCAATTCACAAAAACAATTGCACGATTCTTTCGTTGCTCAAATACAAAAACAAAGTGAATCACACGCTAACGAGCGCAAACAGTGGATTGAAACGTTTGAAAAAGTCGGTGATTTAATTCGTACCTTATCAGCTCAATTTGAAGCAAGATTAAAATGAAACTCACTGAAAATTTCGATTCAACAGAATTTCAATGCAAATGCTGTAAAAAACTCCCAGAATTAGGCATGAATCCGCATTTGATTGAATTATTGCAAGCGATTCGCGAAAAGTTAGGCAGGTCAATTACGATTGTAAGCGGCTATCGTTGCAAAAAGCATAATCAAAAAGTCGGTGGCGCAAAACTTAGTCAACACGTCTTAGGCAATGCGGCTGACGTTCGCGTGGCTGGTATGGATGCAAGCGATTTCCAACATTGGCTTGTTGTTCATTTCAACAAACAATGCAAGGGAATCGGCGTGTATAACAATTTCACACACATCGACGTGAGAATTGGCAGGAATGCACGTTGGAATGGTTAAACAAATACTAAGCGAGGATTTATGAGTTCAGTTTTCATCATGCTAAAAGACGCGACAACCGCGCCGCAAACGTCACAGATTGTCGAATTTGCAAATAATTCGCGCACAGTTCAAGCAACAATTGCAGGAACGGGAGCAGTCAGCGCAACGATTGACTGGTATGGCACAAACACACGTTCAACTGTCGATGGTATTAAGATTGCCACAACAACACTTAGCGAAACAACGTCAGATAGAAGCGGCGCAGAAATTACAGCAAACTGGAATTTTATGTATTGCACACTGACTGCGATAAGCGGCACAGGCGCAACGGTCAACGCTAACATCGGGTGCTGAAATGGGTAACACAACGTTAATCAGTCAGAGCAAAACGTTTGTTTCTGGCAAGCCATTTGTGACGCAATGGACTAACTACAATGCAACAACTCGTGAATCATTACGCGCGTCATTAACGCCATTTCAAGACCGTGTATTTTTTACCGATATTGGCGTGGGTGGTAGCGAATGGTATAGCGATGGAACTAGATGGCGTGCGGTGGGTGGTCAGGTTACAGCAATCAAGCTCGGCGCACAAACAGCTATTAACGGCGCGACAGCTACAGCAGACACAACATTATTGATAGATTCACCGACAACAACCTGCAAAATTCCAGCGGGATTACTACAGGTTGGAGATAAATTAGTTTTAGAAGCGTATATCAGCAAACCAAACACAACAACTCCTGTTGCGTCTAATAGCATCAGATATAGACTTGGAACAACGGCATCATCTTCTGATGCGGTCATAGGTACTGACGCGGCAATAGGAGCTGTCAGCAGGATGACTAGCGGTATAAGATTTGCTGAAGTATTGTCTGACACAACAATGAGAAGGTGGACTGATTTTGTACCGAGCAGCTATGGCACAACAAACAACATTGATAACATTCTCACTGGTGTTCCTTCTATGTCGTCAAATAACTTGTACTTAACTGTACAGTCAGGCTTGGCAGCAGGTACAGCGTCAGATACTTTGCAGCTTTTAAGTTTCACAGTCACACTCAAAACCTGCGGCTAATGAATAAGCTCGAACTGCTTGCTGTTTTGGAAGAGCGCGCATTACGTCAACGTCGGCGTAAGATTTTGTCGTACTTTCCAAACGACGGCGAACTAAAACGGTCATTATATCCAAAACATTTGTCATTCTTTGAAGCGGGCGCGAAGTATCGTCAACGCTTAATGCTTGCCGCTAACCGCGTGGGCAAAACTGAATCAGTCGGTTGTTATGAATTGACCTTGCATCTTACGGGAGAATATCCCGATTGGTGGACAGGTAGACGATTCGACAAGCCAATTAAAGCATGGGCGGCAGGTGATACAGGTAAGACAACCCGTGATATTCTACAACAAAAATTACTAGGAAATACAGGCGACTACGGCACAGGTTTAATCCCATTTATTAACTTGATTGACACCAAGGCAAAGTCAGGCATTGCGGATGCGGTTGAAATTATCACGGTTCGTCATGCAAGCGGTGGTATTTCAATGCTCAACTTGAAATCGTATGACCAACGGCGCGAGGCATTCCAAGGCAGTGAGCAGGATGTAATTCTAATGGACGAAGAGCCGCCGTTAGATATTTACACTGAATGTCTTTTAAGAACAATGACTAACAACGGAATGTTAATGTTGACATTTACGCCGTTAATGGGAATGTCGCAGGTCGTTATGTCATTCTTGCCGAATGGTCAGTTAGCTGAAACCGATGACGGTTCAAGGTTCGTGGTCATGGCAACATGGGACGACGTGCCGCATTTAAACGACGCGGTGAAGAAAGAATTATGGGAGTCAATCCCACCGTTTCAACGTGATGCACGGTCAAAAGGTGTTCCACAACTCGGCGCGGGTGCAATTTATCCCGTTCCCGAATCGGATATTGTTGTCGATGACTTCCCTATTCCTGAACACTGGCAGAAAGTCTACGGTATGGACGTGGGCTGGAATCGAACGGCAGTTGTGTGGGGCGCGATTGATAAAGATACCGACACGGTTTATTTGTTTAGTGAACACTATCGCGGTCAAGCCGAACCCGTAGTACACGCTGAATCAATCAAGTCACGCGGCGAATGGATAAATGGTGTTATCGACCCTGCGTCGCGAGGTCGTAGTCAAGTCGATGGAATGCAATTGTTTGAACAATATGTCCAGCACGGATTGTTATTGCAACCTGCCGTTAATGCGCGTGAAGCGGGTTTGTATGCGGTTTGGCAACGGTTATCGGCGGGCAAACTCAAAGTCTTTAAGTCGATGTCAAACTGGTTAAGTGAGTTTAGATTGTATCGTCGTGACGAAAAGGGAAATATCGTCAAGGAAAACGACCACATCATGGACGCAACACGCTATTTAATTATGTCAGGCATCGATGTTGCGTCAGTAGAAACAAAGAAAAAGAAAACAGATTATGCACATAGTTCGGGCGGTTGGATGGGATAATTACTAAACCCAAACGTTCGTTTGATGTTAGTACAAAAATACTGTCGTGAGATAGCAATTTCCCCTAGCGGATTTAACAATGGCAAACAAAGCAATTAAAGAAAACGAAAGTGAAGACGAAAATTCAGACGAGGATATTCTTGAAGACGCAAAAGAACTCTTTGAGCGTGCCGCTGAATGTGAAGCTGACAATCGCCACGAAGGACTTGAAGACAAGAAATTTGCACGTCTTAGTGAGCAATGGAGCGAAGATGTTAAACGTCAGCGTGAAATTGACGGCAGACCTTGCTTAACAATCAATAAATTACCCGCTTACATTCGCCAAGTCGTGAATGATTCGCGTCAAAACAAACCATCAATACGTTGTCACCCTGTCGATTCAAATTCCGATACTGATACGGCTGAAATCTTGAACGGTTTAATCCGCAACATTGAATACACATCAAACGCCGATATTGCCTACGATACCGCTTTAGAAGATGCAGTAACAATGGGGTTCGGATACTGGAGAGTAAGCATTGATTATGCACACGATGACACATTCGATATGGATTTATGTATCGAGCGTATCGCAAATGCCTTTAGCATTTACGGCGACCCTGATAGTGATTGCGCGGACTCTAGCGACTGGAATTGCGCGTTTGTTACAGAACTTATCACCAAAGACGAATTCGAATCACGTTGGAAAGATAAAGACGCGGTAAATTGGGACAGTTACGAGAATTTATCTGAACCTTGGATTGACAGCGAAAAGATTTTAATTTGTGAATACTGGAAACGTGAAGAATCGACACGCGAGATTGTCCAGTTGTCGGATGGTTCTGTTTTAGATTTGGACGAGTACGAACGTCATAAAGATATGTTTGACTTGACGGGTGTAACAATCGCAAACCAACGCGAAACTAAGTCACACAAAGTCACGCAATACATCTTAACGGGTGCAGAAGTTTTAGAAACCAAAGAATGGGCAGGTCGCTATATTCCTATCGTTCCCGTGTACGGTGACGAAGTGAATGTTGAAGGTAAGCGTTATTTCCGCTCGTTAATTCGTGACGCGAAAGACAGTCAACGTCAGTTCAATTTTTGGCGCACAAACGCAACGGAAATGATGGCGTTAGCACCACGCACGCCTTGGGTGGGAAAGAAAGGCGCGTTTAATACTGACATTGAGAAATGGAACACGGCTAACACTAAGAATCATCCGTTTATTGAATACGACGGCATCGAGCCGCCTATGCGTCAAGCGTTCCCCCAGCCACCTGTTGGCATGATTCAGGAAGCGATGAATGCCAACGATGACATTAAGGCAATTATCGGCATTTTCGACGCGGGAATGGGAGCGCAAGGCAACGAAACAAGCGGAAAGGCAATCTTAGCGCGTCAACGTGAAAGCGATACATCGACGTTTCATTTTATCGACAATTTGTCGCGTGCGATTCGTCATACGGGCAGAATCTTAGTTGACTTGATTCCTAGCGTGTACAACAACCAGCGCGTTGTAAGAATTTTAGGTGAAGACAAAAAACCAACTAACGTGCCATTAGGACAGCCAACACAAACACCAAAAGGCGTTGAGAAAATCTACGATTTAACAATTGGCAAGTATGACGTGACCGTTGAGTGTGGAGCTAGTTATTCCACTAAACGCGAGGAAGCGGCAGAGCAAATGCTTGAGTTAATCCGCGTTATGCCGCAAGCCGCAGGTCTGATTAGTGATTTGCTCGTTAAAAACCTTGATTGGGCAGGAAGTGAAGAAATATCGGAGCGTTTAGCGATGATGTTGCCACCCGAAGTTAAGGGGCAAAACCCGCAAATGCAAGCGATGCAACAGCAATACAATCAACAGATTCAAACGTTACAAGCGCAATTATCACAGGCAAGTCAACAGTTACAGCAGTTACAGCTTGACCACATGATTGACGCTGAAAAATTGAAAATCGACGGTTTTAAAGCAGAAACAGACCGTTTGAAAATCATGCAACCCGCCATGCCGCCCGACCAAATTCAGGCGTTGGTATTACAAACCGTTCAACAAGTGATGAATAGTCCTGACGTGTTTAATTCGCAACCTGTAGTCCCTGCGATTCAACCGTATCAGCCGCCGCCACCTGTGAACATGAATCCGCCCACGCGGTAACTATACAAAGCTGAACGGACGTTCAGTTCTGTATATAAACCAACTCACCGTGATGGTGAAAACACTCCTTTAAGGACTTTAACAATGAGCGATGAAAACGACCAAGTAGAAGGCGTTGAACCTGATGCAGTCGATGAAGACGACACGCAATTAGAAACCGATTTAGAGCAGGAATCTGACGAAGAACAATCTGACGATGAATCACAATCCGACGATGACGACGAAGAAGTCGAACACGACGGACAGAAGTACAAAATTCCGAAGGCATTAAAGCCTTTGGTCATGATGCAAGCGGATTACACACAGAAAACGCAAGCATTAGCTGAATCGCGCAAAGCCTTTGAAGCCGAAACGGCTCAAAAGCAACAAAGCATTCAGCAAAACATTCGTGACGTTGCAAAAGTGGTTGCGATTGATGAACGCCTCCAGCAATTCCAGCAAGTGAACTGGCAAGCAATCAGCAATGAAGACCCGTTGCAAGCACAACAATTGTGGTTTGAATTTCAGAATTTAAAAGAAACGAAAACCCAAACACTTGACCAAATCAGACGTAACGACGCGCAAGCCCAACAAGCACGCACCGCATATATCGCAAAAGCATCAGAAGAAGGTAACGCCATCTTATCTAAAGAATTACCAGGCTGGGGTAAGGAAATGGCAACTAACATTATGACGTTTGCAAACAAAGAACTTGGCTATTCAGTCGAAGATTTACAAACAATCACCGACCCAAGAATTGTGAAAACGTTGCACGCGGCAATGATTGGACATCAAGTGTTAAACAAGCAAAAAACAGGTGTAGCGAAAAAACCCGTGACACCAGCAGTACCCGTTAAAACCGTTGGAAAAAGCGGTTCTCCTGCCTCAAAAAATCCAGAACGGATGAGTACAGAAGAATTCATGAAATATCGCAACCAACAGTTACGAAAAAACAAGCGTTAAAAAACAACCGCGTCTGCTGTGAAGCACACGCAACCACCGTCGTGATGACGGAAATTCTTTTTAGGATTATTCAAAATGGCAAATACAGTCTTGACTAGTAGCATTATTACTAAAGAAGCATTACGGGTTGACTAAATAGCCCCCTTACGCAGAAATGCGTATTGAATAACGATGTGAATTCGGTGAAACTCTAAGTTGATTTATATTAGTTTGTTGTGTAAAATTTATTACATTACTTAACAATAAACTAATGTTATCAATATGACAATACCGAGCCAAGATTTGATTAGATGCAAAACCTGTGGAGCAGAAGACGCAATTCCGCATAAAACGAACCGATTACATTGTGTTCCTTGCGGTAAAAAACTAGGTTCTGCCACACAGCGAAGATACAGAGAGAAGTTAAAGACAACACCTGCAATTGCAATCTGTAAGCAATGTAACAGTGAGTTTGATATTTCAATACAGGGTAAAAAGTGGATTTGTCCATCTTGTAATACTAAATATATGCAAGATTACGGCTCAGGGCGCAAAGACATAAACGCTGAAAGGTCTAGGCAGTACAGAGCCTCGCTTGCTGACGTTTATAGAGAAAAGATGGCTCAGCGATATAGAGATGCAATAAAAAATATGTCAGAAGAAGAGCTGAAAGAATTTAGAGCAAAAGAAAATGCGAAAGCAAAAGCAAAGCACGCTAAATTAAAAGAACAGGTCTTTAATGCTTATGGCGACAAATGTGCGTGTTGCGGAGAATCTGAACCGTTTTTTTTATCTATAGACCACATAGACAATAATGGTTCTGAGATGAGAAACAGCGGGGAGCACGGTCGCGGCGGAACTACTTTTTATCAGTATTTAAGAAAAAATAACTTTCCTGATGGTTTTCAGGTTCTCTGTATGAATTGCAATATCGGCAAACACCGCAATGGTGGAGTTTGTCCACATCAATCAAATAAGGTGTAACGACTATTCCGTAAGGAAGTAGAGCCAAGTGGCTCGAAGCGCATCGAACCTCCACAAGAGGTTATGAGATAGTCTGCTCCAGTTTGGAAACTACTGGCAGCCGAAAAGGCGGGGAATGAACTAACGAGCATTCTTGAACACAAAGGTCTTCACAGTAAGCTTACTTTCATTGGAAATGTGAATCGTACCTATGACGATTCATTCGCAAAAACAGGCGCAAAAATCGGTGATACGTTAAAAATCCGCTTACCAAACCAGTACACGGTTCGTAGTGGCAAAACGTTAAGCACACAAGACACAACCGAAACAAACACAACCTTGCAAGTGGCAACGCAAAAAGGTGTGGACGTTAATTTCAGTTCGGCTGAATTGACATTGAGCTTGGACGATTTCAGCAAGCGCATTCTCGACCCTGCCATGTCAGTTTTAGCGGCGAACATCGAAGCCGATGCGTTATCAATGTACAAAGATGTTTATGCGTCAGTCGGCACAGCGGGAACAATTCCAACTGGTACAGACGCGCTTAAAGTCTATTTACAAGCACGTCAAAAATTGAATCAGTACCTTGCGCCAATGGACAACAACAGAACCATGCACTTGTTGCCTGAATCGACGGTTGAAATTGTGAACAGCTTGAAAGGTTTGTTTCAAGATTCAAAAGCAATTACGGAGCAATACCGTGAAGGCGAAATGGGGCGTACTGCTGGTTTTGATTGGTACGAAAATACCATTTTACCAACGCATACAATTGGTAACAAAGTAGCTTCATTGACTGTTTCGGGTGCAACACAAACAGGCGCGACATTAGTTATTGGCGGCACTGCAAACAACGATACATTTAAAGCAGGTACAGTCTTTACAATCGCTGGTGTGTTCCGTGTGCATCCTGAAACAAAAGCCACACAAGCCGATTTACAGCAATTTGTTGTGACAGCCGATTTAACTGCAACAACAACCACTGCAACGATTGGCATCAGTCCACCGATTGTAACAAGTGGCGCGGCGCAAAACGTCAGCAACTCACCTGCTAACAGCGCGGCGATTGTTGTTACAGGCGCGGCAAATACTGGATATGGTCAAAACTTAGCCTTCCATAAAGATGCCTTTGCGTTTGCAACGGCTGACTTGGTTATGCCTCAAGGCGTTGATTTTGCGCGTCGTGAAGTGTTCGACGGTATTTCGATGCGTATTGTTCGCGCGTATGACATCAATAATGACAACTTACCTTGCCGTATCGACGTGATGTACGGCTACAAAACAATCCGTCCACAACTCGCGTGCCGTGTAACTAACTAGGTTTTTAGGGCGTGGTTTCGGCTACGCCCGTCTTTTGGAGATAAAAAATGAATGAATACCCAAAAATGCTGTATGTCGGTGACGGTCAAGAAAGTTACACGACAACAAAAGTTGTTGAAAACGCAGACGAAGAACTTGCCGCAACATCCGAAGGTTATGCAAATTTTTACGACTTAGGCAAAAAACCTAAAAAATCAAAATCAAATACAGTCGAGGCGGTTGACAATGGCAATAACGAATTACTCAACGTTACAGACAGCAATAGCAAACTGGCTGCATCGGAATGATTTAACTGCCGTTATTCCTGATTTTATTACGCTTGCTGAATCACGCATTAACCGCGTTTTTTCAGCACGCGGCACAGAATTAGAGTCGGTTTTGACAGCGACAACAGACAGTGAACTTGTGAATTTACCTGCTGATTTTGGCTCGCCGATTGTGTTATGGCTTGAATCGTTTGTACCGAGGCAAGAATTGATTTTGAAGTTATCGTCAGAATTAAATTACTCACCGATTCGTGCTTATCCAACGTTTTACGCGATTAAATCAAACACAATTCAGTTTGACCGCATAGCGGATGCCGCTTATCCGTTACGCTTGCGTTATGTGCAAACGATAGATTTAGCCACGACTGACACGAATTATGTTCTGGAAAATTATCCTGACATTTATTTGTTTAGTGCCTTGGTTGAAGCGGCGGTTTATATCCGCGACATGGAGCAAATGCAAATCTGGCAACAGAAACTTGAGTTAGCGTTAAATGAAGCGCAATCGAGCGAAAACACGGTTAAAAATACACTATTGGTCACCGAAAACAATCGCTCACGTTTTAGCATTACAGCGGGGTAGTTATGGCACTTGAAAGCGGTACATTTATCAATAGTTTAGTGGTTACAAATCCAACATCCGCCGACGCAAAGTCGCAGGGTGATGACCATTTACGACTAATAAAAAGCACGTTAAAAAATACGTTCACGGCAATCACGGGCGCAATTACAGCAAGTCACACGGAATTAAATTTTGTGCAAGGTGTAACGAGCGCGATTCAAACACAATTAAATGCGTGTGGAAAAATTGCAGGTCAGGTTTGGTCAGGCGTGCATAATTTCACGTCAGCCACAATTAACGTTGCAACGCAATCGACTGGCGATAGTTCGACAAGAGCGGCATCAACAGAATTTGTTGCATCAACGGCATTCTCTTCTGCTTTACC